ACGCTAGATAATAGACAAAGGGGCAGGTTGGCTCGAATGAAAAAAGATGAAGAAAATGCCGCAAAAGAATTAGCGGATGCACGACTAGAGGAAAAAGAAGCAACAGACGAATTAAAAGCTGACCAAGAGCGATTGAAACAACTTGAGCAGAGTCTTGATCCCCAAAAACAACTAGAGAAACCAACACCACCAGATGCAAAAGCGGCAGATGCTGCGAATAAAGCTGCAAATGATAACAAATCAAATGTAGTGATACAACAAAATGACAATCGTCAAAATCAAAGCACTGAACAAAAAACTGTGGTAGAGCAAAATAAAGAATTGAGTGGCACGGGTTCTGCTGCTGCATTATCAAGAGCGGTGGAAACTGCGTTGTGATAAAAAGAACCCCCACATTTCTGTGGGGGTTCGTCTCCCTACCAGCATTGTTACTGATAGTGTTACTCCTCTGCGAGTTTTTCAAAGTATGACATTGCGTCATCATCACCATCATCCACTGAAACAGTAGGTGCTGGTGCTGGTTTAGTGTCTACCTTGGAAGGGGCCGTGGGTTCATCTTCCATCAGAGTTTCCACTGTACCTGTCTTAGTGACACCAGACAGAACCATATCAAGACGAGTCTTCAACTCATCATAGGTCTTGAAGTTAGATGGTGCGGTGAACTCTGAAAGAGAATATTGACTACCCCAAACATTCTCCAACTCGTCTTCATCATCTAGAAGTTTTGTAGAACCATCAAATGACGAGAGATCATAGTTCCAGTATCCATCTACCTTACGCAACTTCAACTTGAAGTTTGCACCTTCCCAAAAATCAAATGGGTTGATAGGGTCTGTGTCAGGAAACGGAGGCTGCATTGCTTCCATTACCTTATCAAAAATCTTCTTACCATAACGGTAGAGGAAGACTTTACCCTCATTCTGAGGATTTGCTGCATCACTCACCACATAGATGTTTGAGTAATACGACAACTTACGCTTCTGACGCCGAGCAATCTCTTTATCAGACTCGATACCGCTGTTCCAGAGTTTAGAGTTATATTCTGATACAGGGTCATTGTTACCCAGTGTGGTCAAAGAGTTTTCAATATACCACTGACCAGTTGGCCCTTGGAAAGCGTGGTTCCAAAGTTTCACCCAAGGCAAGTCCTCACCCTTCGGTGCAGGCAGGAAACGAATGACAGCATAACCGTTGCCGGTCTTATCCATCGTAGGTTTCCAGAGGCGCTCATCAACGTAACTCTTCTTTTCTTGGGGGGCAGATTCTCTCTGAGCGGCGCCCAATAGTGAATCCAAACTATTCTGCTTCTTCAGTGCAGCTAATGACATCGTATGTCTCCTTATGTTATCGTATGTTTTCGTATGTTACAGTATTCTAATAGTATCACAGAGTTCGTTTTTTGTCAAGAACCTTACGTTAGAATGATAATCTTTTAGTGAAGAACCGTGCCAAGTTTGTCCACCTGACACTTTGCAATCCACCCAATAAAATGTTACATTCTTGTACTTGTCAAAAATCTCACTCATTTGTCCAATCCAATTTACTGGATTGAAACCTTTCGCAGAGGCAGGCAAATAGTTGTCTGTCCCTTTGTATATGTTATTTATAGGTTTGTCATATTCACTTAAATCAAAACCTAATATATAAACTTCTTTAATGTCCTCTTCATGACATGCCAGTAGCAAGGCCATGTTACCAGTTGACAGGTTGGGGTCACCTACATCAATAATACCATCATCCTCATTTGTGTATGTAATCCACACTCCAGTATCCTTGCCCATCTTTAATCGTAAATCTTGCATATCTAAGTTAGGATGCATCTTCATGGTATATTCAACAGTCTCATGAAGTGTTGCGGGGTCTTTACCAGATATGACACATTGACTTGTTTTGTTCTTACTCCTATGCACAAAAGACTCTGGGATATCAGTTCCCATGAACATCATATCAGCGACTTCGGATGGCACTGGACTCCAGTTTGAGAAATATACTTTGGACTTTCCTTGAAACCATCCAGAGTCATATATCTCTTGCTGCATTCCATAATCCATAGATACTAGATTGTCAACACAATCTTTGCCATCACGGTAGATTGCATTACAGCCCCATGTCACAACGTCATCGGCAGCAACCCACCGTGGTGACCTAAACCACGATCTTGACTCACCATTTCCTATGACAAGGGCTCTTCTCATGATCTAAGTGCATCCCAACTTACAGGAAATAACTCTTCTGCGAGTTTGTCAATGCGGTCAGCAACCATTTGAGTTTCAACTTGTGCGTCTGGCTTACATCGTAGATTACATACACGGGCAAACGCATACAATGTGCCACTCCAGTACCACTCTGTCATCATTGACTGAGGCAGAACCATACGAGCTTGTTCTGGACACACACCCTTTCTCAACAACTCTTCATAGGTCCACCTACATGACTTGATTGCTTGTTGGTAAACATCAACTAATGCTGGACCAGTTGGACCGGCAGGATTAATATCAATCTCTACATCTGATGACCCTTGTTTTTTATCATCTGCCTTACCTCTCCAGATAAGGGGATGATAGAAGTCTGGCTTATCATCAACATACCGTCTTGATACCTCATTCCAAGTCAATCCGATTTGGTGCTTGACCAACTGTCTTGCGACAAACACAGGGGCCGTAATATGAAACTGCAAAGACGCATGACCGAAAGGACTCCAGTGATTATGCTTTGCAAGATATTTAATCAGCTTCGTATCTTTGTCATCATCAAAGGTAACATGAACCTTTGCAAAAGATACACGGGCAGCATTTACAACTGATAAATCACTGCCCATGCTATCAATCAAAGTAACATCCATTACTCATGCTCCCCGCCGGGATCACCATCTGGTAATATTGTTTTCTTACCATTGATCCACACAGCGCCACGACTACGGCCCATGCTGTGGTAACCTTTGACAAAGTTAAAAGTTTGCGGTTTACGTTTTGCAGTTTCAAATGTTGCCACCGTAATCACGATTGCGATAATCAAAGCTGCATGGGCAATGACCGACGTTCCAAAGAACATCAAATCTCCAATCGTCAAACTAAACGCTATGCACCACATCCATGCAAGAGCTTGAAGTGCTAAATGTCGAACTTGCAAATCTTGAATGTTTCGGAGTGGGTTATGTTTAGCATTCATAACACCATTCCATGAATCATATATAAACTGTCTCACACATCTCTCCTTATAAAAAAAATGGTGCCGGTGAGAAGATTTGAACTCCTGACCTACTGATTACAAATCAGTTGCTCTGCCAACTGAGCTACACCGGCACACATCTCGTTGTCCTACCGACGATTACGGCGAGGACGGAACCCTGACGGGCGTTGCGTAGCAAGTTTCTTAACTCGCTCTGCAAGTTCCTCGTTGGCTTTCACCAACTCGGCATTATCGTATTCTAAACCACGAACACGATTGAGAAGACCCTCTACCTTAGAGGCGAAGAAACCTTCTTCACGAACGGCTGGGTCACCGTCCAAATGCACTGTCACTTCCATTTGAAGTCTCCATTGCAAGGGTTGCTGCCATCAGTCCTGACAGTTGAACATAATCCAATATTACTACAATACATTATATATGTCAAGTCCCTATATGGGTAATTTTGCTTGACGAGGCAGAAAATTTAATTCTCTTGCGTCAGCTTCAATTTTCTCTCTTAATGCTTTTGAAATTAGGGGATTGATGCCTTCTATTTCTAGTCCTTCTTTTTGACAATACCAAAGGACGGCATCCATGTGAGTTATCTTCTTTTCCTTTACGATATTTTCAATCTTCATACAAAATGTTTTTGGTGTATTTAATGGCATATATTCATCCTAAAGCTAAAAGTTTGGGGGGCTAACCGTGACCCCCCACGGATGTATTACGGCATCACCCGAAATCCGGGCCGGGGTTTTTAGTCTCCCGGCAAGACCACCAAACATATGTCTTTGGCCAGACTTTCCTTTCATTTACTCATGTATCTTATGTTATCCTGTCAAACTGCTACTCCTTCAGCCGCAAGTGCTTTATATCCTGCCGCAATGACCGAGCGTTTAGGCGTACCCAGACGATACTTCATATAGACCTGTGTCTCACCTTCAAAAACGCTGGTGCGCTTATTGAGATAGATAGGATATCCTTGCATACGCAAAGAACTCATCATTGCTCTAACATTTCCAACACCATATCGTGCAGAAATCTGCTTTGCTGTAAGTTCTGCGCCACCTTGAAGTGCTGCAAGGACTCTCTGAGTTTTTGTAGTTTTCGTAGCCATAATATAACTTCTCCTTAGTTATGACAATTTCAAAGTGGTAGGTTATTCTGTTGCCAAGGAACCTACCGAAACTCCGAACACTTACTGCTTACGCAGCAAGAGCCATAGGTGCAAAATTATCGTTTGCGTTTACTTTAGTGACCTATAAGGCGGTCAATCCACAGTTCTCCACTTTCCTAATCAACACCTGTCGATCCTGTTTCGCCCCCATCATAAAAACACTAATCTCTAAACCCCTCACCTTTTAATAGGTGATTAAATCTGTGCATGAATATTACATAAAGAAGTCTAAAGAAACTACTCTCCGTATATTCACCGACATTACATTTATATATCCACATATTAGTGTCCTTATGGTGGAGGCGTTGGGTACTGCCCCCAAGTCCAGTCTGCCTTTCGTTCAGCATCATTGAACTGTATTATATTTATACCATAAGTAAATTATTTTGTCAATCCCTTTTCTAACATTTTTTCACGCAGTTCTCCAACTTCTTTGCCAGATATACAACGAAAAGATAACTCTCTAACCTTTGGAAGTGACCTTCGTATGCCCTTTTCTAAGAGAGGTGCAGTCTCTTTCAGATACGTTTGACATTCGTCTAATTTATCAAATCTTAAAACAGTATTAAATTTAATATCCATTCGGCCAGTTTCAGCGTAAACGATAAATGCAAGCAAAAACCATTTCATTAGACTTCATTCTCCTTATATCTCCCTGCCGCTATTAGCCAACCTATCCATTCTCCATTTCCAGCATTGACACCAAGAATTACACTAGAAATTTCTTTATGGTCTTTGTAATGAACTAATGCTTTAGTAACGATGAATCTTAAAGGAAAGGGAAACGCAGTGCATTGTCTATTTGCTACTAGATTTGTAATGACCACCATAACATTTGATTCTGGTCCATTTATGTCTGCGCCTGTCAATTCTAAAATAGCATCCTCAGTTTCGCATACAACTTTAGTTGCAACGATGTCTCCATTTTTCCAAATTTTTTCTTGTGATAAACTAGAAATCGAGCCGGGCCATCCGGCTGTTGGCCACAACAACCCCATCATCACCAATATCATCAGTAGGTATTTCATTTTCTTTTCTCCAATCTTGGACCGCTTCAGACAGAAACCCAAGATAGTCATGTTTACTCTTCACGAACTCTTGAACAGTGCCATCCTCTGTAACGACAAGAATAACCACTTGGTCCACAATCAAGCCAGTTCGCTCACCAAACATCTCTGCGTAAGCGGCACCTTGTATGTAATAGTTTTCGTTCCAATCATCTGTGCGTTCTTTTGTGGAAGTTTTGAAGTCGATGATTGATAACCTATCTTTGTAGTCTGCGATACAATCAACTCGACCAGCAACTTGATACTTGTCACTGTATAGTCCAGCTTCTTGTGCGTATATATTATTTATATTACAAAGTGCTTTTTCTTTGAGTTGATTGAACAAACAATGTGCGAGAAATTGACGCTCATGCTCTTTCCATTTTTCAGGCCAGTCAACGTGAACATTGTTTAGGTAATCCTCACACATGTGATGAACCTTAGTGCCTCTTGCAGCGGCAGTTCTCGCAACATAGTTTGCAACGTCAGCACCAACCCGTTTACGCCATTCCCACAAGCCCTCTTTCTTGCGATTAGACAAGACTGTGGTGATTGAAGGATAGTATCCCTTCGGTGTAACATAAAATCGTTTTTTGTTGATGGTCTTAGTTTTTAGTTCTGGTATTTCAATCGACACATGATTAAAAGACATCATATCAGCTTTCTATCTCTCTCATCCTGTTAACAAGACGTTCTGCCCTGGCACCAACTTGACGATACCAGCGACTATCCACCATCTCATCTGCGGCACTATTCCAATCTTTTGCGTCCACGCCACGTTTCATTCCAACAAACTTAGACAGTCTTGGCCTACCAAGATTGAACATCATGTTTGCAATTATTTGTTGAGCTTCCTCTGGCAAATCCCCAAAGTCTGGGTAAAGGATGTTGCAGTCTGACAAAACGATTT